TTATCATTTCTACCCCACAGGGTATGAATATGTTCTACAAGCTATGGCACGATGCAGAGCGCGGGAGAAACGGCTACGTGCCCCTAGAAGTGCATTGGAGTCAAGTTCCTGGCAGAGATCAGGCATGGAAAGAAGAGACGATCAGGAACACCTCCGAGAGGCAATTTACACAGGAATTTGAATGTGAATTCTTGGGATCGGTTGATACGCTCATCTCCGCTTCAAAACTTCGTTCTATGGTCTATGAAGATCCTATTCAAGATAACAGCAAAGGATTAAAAATATACGAAGAAGTTAAAGATGATCACGATTACATAATGACAGTTGATGTATCTCGTGGTACAAATAATGACTTCTCTGCTTTTGTTGTTTTTGATGTTACCACACTGCCTTGGAAGGTAGTCGCTAAGTATCGCAATAATGAAATCAAACCAATCCTATTTCCAAACATTATTGATCAAGTAGCGCGTAACTATAACAAATGCTATATACTAATTGAAGTGAATGATATTGGTGAACAAGTAGGTAACATTCTTCATTACGACTTAGAGTATCCTAATATTCTAATGTGTGCAATGAGAGGTAGAGCTGGTCAGATTGTAGGTCAGGGATTCTCTGGTACTAAATCTCAACTTGGTTTAAAGATGTCTAAGGTGACTAAAAAAGTTGGATGCTCTAACTTAAAGACATTGATTGAAGATGATAAACTTCTTATTCCAGATTACGAAATTATCAGTGAACTGACTACATTTATTCAAAAAAATCAATCGTTTGAAGCAGACGAAGGATACAACGATGATCTTGTAATGTGCTTAGTTATCTTTGCATGGTTAGCAGTGCAGCCCTACTTCAGGGAAATGACTGATAACGATGTTCGTAAACGAATATACGAAGAACAAAAAAATCAAATAGAACAAGACATGGCACCCTTCGGTTTTATATCTGATGGAGTTACTGACGTTGAAGAAAAATTTGTAGATGAAGATGGCAATGTCTGGTATACAGATGGTTATGGTAATCCTTTTGCAGACGTGGAGTATATGCTTGGTTTCTAATGGACGACTTAGAAGATCAGATTTCATTAGAGCATCTATTATTCCGAGAAAGGCAATGTAGGATTTGTGGTGAAGTTAAAGATTTAATGTCTGATTTTTATGTAATTCGTCGGACAAAAAAATATCTTCCTTCTGCATATTCTTATGAGTGTAAAGATTGTACTATAAAAAGAGTGCAATCAAGTCGTACTAAAAAGAAACAACAGCATCCTACATGGGATTATCCCGACTGGTAAAGTGTTCATGCATTGTTTCCCCATTTGAAATACACAAAATAATAAATATTTGTAGATTAAAAATGAACTAATTTTTCAGAGGAGACAAACATGGCTGGTCAAGTATCACCTGGAATTGTTCTAAGAGAGCGTGATTTAACTACACAAACAATCGTAAATGCCCAAGCAAATGCTGCTGCTCTTGTTGGTAGCTTTGCACAAGGTCCAGTAGGAACGATTATTGAGATTAATACAGAAAAAGAACTCTTAGAAATATTCGGCGCACCTAATAGCAATAACTACGAAGATTGGTTTGTAGCACAAACATTTCTTTCATACGGTGGAAGATTAAAAGTTGTTCGTGTGGCAGACACTTCGCTCAAAAACGCAGTAGATGACAGCACAGCAACTGCTGTAGCAGTTAAGTCAGATGCTGATTTTCTCGCAAACTTTAGCACATACGATTGGAAGTTTGCAGCAAGAACAGCTGGTACATGGGCAAATGGGTTAAAGATTGCTGTCGTAGATGGAGGTGTTGCTTCCTATGCAACCGCTACACTTTATGGTAGTGTTCTTTGGAGCACGATTGCAAATGATCCTGGTGGAGCAGATGATATCCACATCGCAGTATTAGATGCAAACAATAATATTCTAGAAACATTCCTATATCTTTCTAGAGTATCAACTGCTAAAGATGCTCAAGGTGCATCAATTTTTTATAAGAACGTAATTAATAATCGTTCTAAGTATATTTACGCTGGTCCTGAGAATGCTGCAGCTGGAGAATCAGATGTAACATTAGCAGGTGGTGTAGATGCCTACACAACCACAGTATCTGATATTACTGCGGCATATGACCTCTTTGAAAATTCAGAAGAAATTGAACTTGATTTTGTACTCTGTGGTGGAAGTCTTGCAGTAGAGGCAGATCAAGTAACTAAAGCACAAAAAGTAATTGCTCTTGCTACAACAAGAAAAGATTGTATTGCTTTTGTTTCACCTCACAACGGACTACTGGCTCTTTCAACTACATCTGCTAAGAGAGATGATATCTGCACGTTCTTTGATTCTGTAGGAACAAGCAATTCATATACAATATTTGATAGCGGTTATAAGTACATCTATGATAAGTATAATGATACTTATCGTTATATTCCTTGCTGTGCAGATGTTGCTGGTCTTTGTGTAGAAGTTTCTGCAACTCAAGAAGACTGGTTCTCTCCCGCTGGTCTCAACAGAGGCAATCTCAAAAACGTAGTTAAACTCGCATATTCTCCATCAAAAACAGATAGAGACAAGCTTTATCTCAAGAGAGTAAATCCAATTGCTACTTTCCCTGGTCAAGGAACAGTTCTTTTTGGAGACAAAACTGCTCTCGCAACTCCAAGTGCATTTGATAGAATTAACGTTCGTCGTTTGTTCCTCGCTATCGAGAAAAGAATTGGTCAACTTGCTAAGACCGTTATGTTTGAATTGAATGATGAATCAACGAGATCTTCATTCTATGCCGCTGCATCTTCTTATCTTTTTGAAGTTCAGTCAAAGAGAGGAGTTACTGATTTCCTCGTGGTTTGTGATACTTCAAATAATACCCCAGACGTTATTGATAGAAATGAATTTGTTGCTGAAATTTATGTAAAACCAACTCGTTCAATTAACTACATCACAGTTACTTTTGTTGCTACAAGATCTGGCGTAGAGTTTTCTGAAGTAGTAAGAACTAACGCTTAATATTAATTTCAAAAACTATTTACGAGGTAAAAACAGATGACGATTAATAGCAAAGTTTCTGAATTTTTAGATAAAATTCAGCAGGGTGTAAGACCCAATATGTTCTTGTGTGATTTTCAATTTCCGAATAACAATGCTCCTGCACCAACAGAATTGGATTTGGTAAATATTATGTGTAAATCTGCTGCTCTCCCTGCATCTAACTTAGGTGTTATTGAAGTTCCTTTCAGAGGAAGAACAGTAAAAATTGCTGGAGACAGAACATTTGATACATGGACAGCAACTTTCATTAATGATAAGGATTTCAGAATTCGTCAGTTCATGGAAAAGTGGATGGAGAATATCAACAAGCATGATGACAACACTGCAGTTGCTATTGTACCAGAAGTTTCAACTGGTTACACTGGTAATATTCTTGTCAAGCAACTTGAAAGAGATAATAATCCCACTGGTTCTATTCTAAGACAATACAAATTGTGGGATGTTTTCCCAACCAACATTTCTCAAATTGATCTTGCTTATGATAGCAATGATCAAATTGAAGATTTCACGGTTGAGTTCCAACTACAATACTGGACAGTAGATAGTGGCGTTGGTCGCGGAGCTAACGGCGGAATTGCGTGATAAATAGTTGAAAGTCAGTGAGATAACTTAAACATGAGTCAATTATTTGGATTCTCAATTAAAAGCAAACAGGAGGAATTGAAGGGGCAATCCCCAATTCCTCCTTCAGCGGATGACGCAGTAACCACCGTAGCTGGTGGTTATTTTGGTTCGTATGTAGATATTGATGGCGTAGCGCGTAATGAGTTTGACCTCATTAGGCGCTATCGTGATATGTCAATGCATCCAGAAGTTGATTCTGCTATTGATGAGATTGTTAATGAAGCAATCAACTCAAGTTTAGATGACACCCCAGTTGCTATTGAGTTATCTAACTTAGAAGTGAGCGAATCAATCAAGAAAAAGATTAGAGAAGAATTTCAATATATTCTCCGTCTTTTAAATTTTGATACAAGAGCACACGAGATTTTCAGAACATGGTATATTGATGGTCGTATATACTACCATAAAGTTATCGATCTTGCAAATCCAAAAGCAGGAATTACAGAACTCAGATATATTGATCCACTGAAGATTAAAAAAGTCAGAGTTCAAAATAAAGATCCAAGACTATCGCAAGTATTATCAGCGAATACAGCAGATCCTTCTAATGCACTTGCGTATGATTTTGGAAATTATGTAGAATACTACATGTATAATCCTAAGGGATTCATCAGCTCAACCTTCGACGTTAACAACGCAACGAGTGGCGTCAAGATTGCAAACGATGCAATCACTTATGTTCAGTCTGGTATCCAAGATCTCAATAAAAAGATGGTCTTGAGTTTCCTACACAAAGCAATTAAATCACTGAACCAGCTTCGCATGATTGAAGATGCGCTGGTTATTTACCGTCTGTCACGCGCACCCGAAAGAAGAATTTTCTACATTGATGTAGGTAATCTTCCTAAGGTTAAAGCAGAGCAATACCTCAGAGAGGTGATGGCGCGTTACAGAAACAAACTAGTTTATGATGCACAGACTGGTGAGATTCGTGATGACAAAAAGCATATGAGTATGCTTGAGGACTTCTGGCTCCCTCGTCGTGAAGGTGGCAGAGGAACTGAAATCACAACTCTGCCTGGTGGTCAAAATCTGGGCGAACTGAAGGATGTCGAATACTTCAAAAAGAAATTATACAACTCACTCAATCTACCACCATCACGTTTAGATGATGCCAATCAAGGATTCTCACTTGGTCGTTCATCCGAAATTCTTCGTGATGAATTGAAGTTTGCCAAGTGGATTGCAAGACTTCGTAAGAAGTTTAGTGCAATGTTCCACGACATGCTTAAGACTCAACTTATTCTAAAGGGAATTATTGCTCCTGAAGATTGGGAAGAGATGCAAGAGCATATTCAATATGACTATCACTTTGATAATCATTTTGAAGAACTTAAGCAAGCAGAATTGATGGGCAATCGTTTGCAAGTTGCTACTCAATTAGATCCTTTCCTAGGAAAATATTATTCCATTGAGTATGTCAGAAAGCAAATTCTTATGCAAACT